AATCAAAGTCAAAGAAATTAAAAAAGTATTACCAGATTTAGAAGAAAAAATTAAAAATATCATTACTGATTATTTGAATAATTACATGTCTATTTCTTCTAAAACTATTCGTAATATTGACCAGTACATTAATAAAGAAACAGATATAATTATTAAAGGGATATCTTCGAAAGAAGATCTATCTACTTATAAAAAATTAGATAATACCACTCTAATTTTATTTATAGAAAAATATTCTGATGTATTTGTTGATTATGAATTAATCCCGAAAAAACAAGAAAAAACTCAAAAAACTATTAAGTTAAGTCAGATAGATAGTAAATTATACGAACTAGATAATAATAAAAGTATCAATGATTTTGCAGTACTTCAAAGTAATATTGTTAGATGTTTAAGAGGTATATGATCAATGAAAATATAAAATGTATAATAAATTTATTATACATTAGTTAATTATAAGATGAATACATTGTGTTGAAAAAGTTTTCAAGAGAATTAGTATTTAAGTTTTCGCATAATGATAATCCTTGTTTATCACAATAAGTTGTGATTTGGTTATATGTATCTTGAACTATTTCTATATATTTTTCATAATCTCTTGATTGATCTATTTCAATCTCTTGATTTGGTTTTGAATCTGTTTTAAAGTCTTCTTCTATAATTTCTAAAAATTCGGTTTCTATATCATCGGTTTTTTCATATATATCTTCACTGTTCTTTCTTATACTCATTTTAGTTTATTTTTACATTTTAAACTTTAAACGAACTATTGATATCGGTTTGAATAGTCTATGTATGTATCAAACACAGAATCAGATAAATCTTCTAGATTATAAGAAGGTTTTTTTGAAGAAATATCGTATAAAAATTTAGAAAATTTATGAAGAAATTCCAATGTATATGGATTTAAATCAACTTTAGGGTCGTATCCTTCCATACTTTCTAAATTTTTTACAAAAATTCTATGAATATTAAGAATATGTTCAAAATAAATAAATTCCCACTCTTTATGATGAATTGTTCTAGTGAATGATGAAAAAGTTGTAAACTGTTTGTGTGTTTTAAAAGTCTTCATATTCTGGCTACAAGACTTATTCATGAGTATAAGTTTTATAAGAAACGGTGTTTCTTTTAATTACTTTTTTGAAAAATCATAGAAATAGTTTCTAAAATAACATTTTCATCTGAAAGAGACTCAGTGTTTATATATTCTTCCATATCACAAGTACTAATTTCTATATTTTCAGAACTTGAATTAGAATTAGTTTGATCTGGTAGAGATACAGGAGATGGATTTGGAGATGTTGTTCTAGAAATAGAATAATTATATTTGTCAGTATTATCATCTTCTATTTTAGATAAATCAAAATTTATATTTTCTTTTAAACTGATAAATTCTCCTATTAATACAGGAGATTTAATTCTTGAACATAATTCTATATCTTCCGAACAAGTTTGATTTTCATTTTGTATTTCTTGTTGTATTTCTTGTTGTATTTCTTGATTTTCGCTTTGCAATAAAGAATATTTTTTAGAAATTTCTGTATCAAGTTCTTGTAATTCGTTTTCTAACTGAGCATCTAGTTCGCTTGTAGTTTCACTTGACTCGTTATATAAAACAGAATTATTCTGTTCATACGGTTTTTGAAAATTGGTAGATTGAACTTTTTGTTCAATCCGGTGCTTTTGAATTGATTGTTGTTGAATGGGTTGTTGAATGGGTTGTTGAATGGGTTGTTGTTGAATTGATTGTTGAATGGGTTGTTTTTGAATGGTTTGTTGAATTGATTGTTTTTGAATTGATTGTTTTTGAATAGGTTGCTTTTGAATTGTTTCTTGAAGTTGAATTGGGTTTTGGAATATTTTCTCTTTTTTAATTGTATATGGTTTGTGATTTTCTTCAATTATTTCAACGCATTTAGGTTTTAATTCGATATTATTTCTTTTATTTTGAGATAAATTTCTTATAATTATATCATACTCTTCAAATTTCTTATCTTGTTCCATAATGCGATTATTCAACATATTAATTTCATTTGAAAGTTTTTTATACTTCGAAGTAAATATATATGTTAAAATACTAAAAGCAACTACTTCACAAATTATATGAATAATATCTTTATTTTTTTCTAAAACTTTAGACATTTTATTCTATCTGAAATGAATGTTTAAATAGCCAAATTTAAACATTTAATCTACAAATTCAACACCTTTTTAATGTTCTGAAGTTTATTTTTTGTATCTTCTAATTCACTTTTTGTTGATTTTAGTTCACTTTGGGTATCTTCTAGTTCTTTTTTAACATTTGTCATTTCTTGATTGTGAATACGTATTTTTTCTTCTAATGCTAAAATAGTTGTAGAAACTCTTGATTGTAATGCCGAAAACATAGATTCAATAACAATTTCGTTTTGACTTGTTGGTTCTTGATTGAGTTTTTCAATATAAGTTTCATTATGATTTTCTTGTGCGGTTTCTTGTTTGATAGTATGATCTTCATTCTCATCTTCATTCTCATCTTCATTCTCATCTTCATTATCATCTTCATTCTCATCTTCATTCTCATCTTCATTATCATCTCCTTCGTCTTGTTCAATGTGTTCGCTTTGTACTATTAGGGTTTCATCATATTTGAATTTCCATTCTTCACATAATTCAAGTGAT